AAACAAACAGAAAGCTAAATTGGATTTTGAGCAAGACCTTGAAGATCTTGGGGATCTCAGCGATAATAGCACTGTTGATAATCAGTCTCCCCTTCCTGACCTTGATAGCAGTTCTTCTATGGAAGATAGGAGCGATAATGCTTCTGGCGATGATTGGATGGATGATACTGATTCTTCTTTAGAAGTTAAGACTGCTGACTCATTAGATAGTAAACTAAGGGATCTTGTTAATAGTGGTGAGCATGTAAAGGAAAATATATATGTAGAGATTCCTAAAGTTAAGTTGAATGATATAATTGTAAGTAATGAAGAAGTTCATAATTATATTGATGGTGATTGGATAGAACAAAATAAAAGATGGGAAGAAAGTAATATTCCTATGACCATTAAATTTGATGAGGTAGATGCTGATTATGCAAAATTTAAAAATGATGCAAAAAAAGAAGTCAGTTACCTTGTCAAAGAATTTGAGTGTAGGAAATCAGCTAGTGCTTATGCTCGTTCTAATACAAGTCGCACTGGGGTTCTCGATACAAAGAAGCTTCAGACATATAGATTCAATGAAGATCTCTTTAAGAGAGTTACTGTCCTTCCTGACGGGAAGAACCATGGATTAGTTTTTGTTTTAGATTGGTCTGGTTCTATGCAGTATGTTCTGCAGGATACTCTTAAGCAACTTTATAATCTTATGTGGTTCTGTAAGAAAGTACAGATTCCTTTTGAGGTTTATGCCTTTACTATGGAATGGAATGGTTGTAGTAAATATGAAGAAAAACTATCTGTTAAGTATGAAGAAAGAGAAGGAGTTTTGCATATTGATGAGCAGTTTAATTTGATGAATTTGTTTAGTAGTAAAACCAATGCTAAAACACTGGAGCATCAAATGATAAACATCTGGCGCATTGCTCAGTGTTTTAGGGCAAGTTCTTTATACACTTATCCTCGAAGATTATCTCTTTCCGGTACTCCATTAAATGAAGCATTGGTTTGTCTTCATCAACTTATTCCTCAATTTAAAAAAGATACTGGTGTTGAGAAAGTTCAATGTGTTGTATTAACAGATGGTGAAGCACATCAACTTCCTTATCGTGTAAATGTTAAGCGTCATTGGGAAGAGGAACCTTATCTTGGAATGCGTAGTTGTCATCCAGATCGTACATTTTTGAGGGATCGTAATGTAGGTAAGACTTATAAAGTTGGTTATGGATATCATGATTTCACTGATATGATTTTGACTAATTTAAAAGATAGATTCTCTTCTACAAACTTTATTGGTATTCGAGTTCTTCAAAATCGTGATGCAAAATCATTTATGAGATTGTATCATTATAAAGAATATAATAGAATGGCAGAAGAGTGGAGAAGGGCAAAGGCTTTTACTGTTAAGGATTCTGGTTATGATGCTTACTTTGCAATGTCCGCTAATAGTCTTGCTGAAGATGCAGAGTTTGATGTTGATGATGATGCGACAAAAGCCCAGATTAAAAGGGCATTTGTTAAGTCATTGAAGACGAAAAAACTAAATAAAAAGGTACTAGGTGAGTTTATTTCTCTGGTTGCATGAAGACATTTTCAGAATTTATGCTAGAATGTTCTCAGTTAGATGAGAGCAGTCTTAGCAGAATCAAAAGTAAAACTGATAAGGGAGGAGTTGCTATCCTTTCAGGGTCTAGGGGTGACAAATCATCCAAAGAGAATAAAGCACGGGCTAAGCAATTAGATCGTGATATTAAAGGGAAGGGTCTTCCTGGTGCTACTAAGGTACAAGGAAGATGGGATGAGAAAGATAAGAAGACTGGTGAAGTAACTAAGGTTAAAGAACGCAGTCATGTTGTCACCTCTGGTAAAAAAGGTAAGAGGAAGTTCAAGAAAGCAATAAAAGCACTTGGTAAGAAGTATGATCAAGATGCTGTTTTGACACAGACTAAAAAAACTGGTACACTTAGTGCTACTAGAAAAGGAGGATTGGGTAAAGATAAAAGAGTTAAAGCTGGTAAATTTAGACCAGGTAGATCTTCACCTGAAGGTGACACTAAGATCAAAGGAAAGACCTTTACTTACGAAAAATGACAAACAAACCTTATGATGATTCTAATTGGAGAGAGGAGTACAAAGGGTACACTTCTAGTAAGTATGAGTTAGATCTACTTGAGAATGGTCCCAAGAGTCTTTCTCAATCTTGGATGATGGGTGCATTACATAACAAGTGGAAGAAGATGAAAGGATACAAAGATCCTGAACCACCTGATTGTTCATCATCATTACAGGAGTGGGAAGCAAGTGTTAAGAAATATCAATAATTAGTTACAAGGGGTTTAAACGACCCCTTTTTCCTTTATAATAAGGTTATTGAAATAAACTACATTATGACCTACAAACCATTTGAAATTAAAATGACCCGTGAAGAAATAATTGAAGGTTTAAAAGCAAACTACGGAACCGAATTCACTGCAGCGGATGTGAAAGGATTCTGTGCTATGAATGACATTGCTTATCAGACTGTTACTAAAAAGATTGAAGAGTTTAAGGTTGGTCGTGGTAAGTGGAACCTGGAAGTTACTGTCAGAGCAGTT